AGTCTCAACTTGGTGAAGCGAAATTTGAGCAAGCTACTAAGTATACCTCAATTGATCAGAAGTTAAATGATCTTGAAGAGACTGTTATTGATGGTTTGGCTAATACTATTGGTATGGTAATGGATCCCCTTAAGTTAGCTAGAGTTCTCCAGGTAGTTAACGGAGCTAAGAGGAGAGGAGTTGGATTATCAGGAGATGGCTTAGATCATGTCCCTGTTGTCTCGCTAACAATGCCAATTAAGGTAGTTAATAATTTTGTAGTTAATCAGGTTAATCAGGTAGTGAAAGCAGGGGGTGAGGATTTAGTTACTATTCAACCCTCCCAAATGAAGGAGTTATTACATGGACAAAAGACGCGAAAGCTTACAGAGAGTCACCAGCATTCCCAAATTTCCCAAAGTCTCAAGGCCAGACTTAAGCAAGGAAGTCCAGATTCTGTCTAACGTTCACAAAGCTCGGGCTTATCAACTCTTGATTAATTTAAGCTTACAAGTCTCTCATGGTTAATTATGGCTAATTTAGAGCAGCAAGAGGGAAGATATAATGTAGATGAGGTATTGCTTAATGCTGAAGAGAGTTTAGATTTCCTTTGTGCATTAGCAATGCCTCATGTATATGAGTATGCTTTCCCGCCGAAATATCTTGACTTATGGAGCGGGCTTAAGGATTACATACATAGAGTCAGAGATTTCTCACAGTTAGCTGTGGGTTTACCGCGCGGATTCTCTAAGACTACTTTATTTAAGTTATTTTGTCTGTATATTATTCTCTTTACTAAGCGCAACTTTATCTTAGTTATTTGCGCCAATGAAGATAAAGCAGTGGATTTTATCACTGACGTAATGAATATGCTAAGAGAGCCTAACATTAAGGCTGTCTTTGGTGATTATACAATAGGGATAGAAACTTCCACTAAGCAGAAACATGTATTTACTTTCAGAGGTAGAAAGATAATTCTGAAAGCCTTAGGCAGTAATGGTGATCCGCGAGGTATTAACGTTGACCATCAGCGTCCAGATGTTATGATCTTTGATGACATGCAATCTAAAGAGTTAGCTGAGTCTCAATTACTTAGTGAAGCTCTTGAGCGCTGGTTAGTTGGCACAGTTATGAAAGCTAAGTCTCCAAGAGGTTGCTTATATATCTTCATAGCTAATATGTATCCTAAGCCATATTATTCCATTCTTAGGAAACTTAAAGATAATCCTAACTGGGTTAAATTTATTGTAGGTGGGATACTTGCTGATGGCTCATCTCTCTGGGAAGAATTACAGCCATTAGAGCAATTAGTTAGAGAGTATGAGAATGACTTAGCTGCTGGACATCCTGAGATATTTTATGCTGAGGTACTTAATGATGAGACGGCTTCAGTTAATAATTTAATTGACTTAGCTAAGCTTCCTCCAGTCCCTATAAGACCAGGAGAAATTCCGGCGGGAAACTTCGTAATCATTGATCCTGCATCAGGTAAAGTTAATAGCGATGATATAGCGATAGGTTACTTTGAGGTATATGACGCTTTCCCAGTAATGATGGAAGTTCATGCAGGTAAGTATTCCCCCGGAGAGACAATTAGAATAGCATTGGAATTATGTCTTAAGAGAAATTGTAGACTTGTGGCAATTGAAGGTGTGGCATATCAATCCACCTTAGCCTACTGGTTCGATTTTATCTGTTTACAAATGGGCATCACAGGCATAGATGCTATGGAGATATTTCCGGGCGGAAACTCAAAAAATTCAAGAATACTTACAATGTTTAAAGCGTATTCTGCCGGTGAGATATTTATTCATGATTCAGCCAAAGCATTAGCTCATACGGAGATAAGACAGTTTAATCCTTTGCGGCGAGATAATGTAGATAATATCTTAGACCTATTAACTTATGCCCCCAAAGTAATGCTTCAATTTCCTGATCTTATTATGAGTAATAATGTAATAGAGCAGCAAGAATACCAAGCTTTAGAAGTAATTTCCGAACAAGATAATTGTTGTTTTTAATCCTTATAAGATAGGAGTAGTAAAATGATTACAGGTAATCTCCCATTTATGCCATCGAAGAAATCTCAAGATGGGTTACTATCTTATCTTCGTGCGGCCACAGGTATTCAGTGGAGAGCGTATAATCTAAGAGAGCAATTCAGACTTATTGATTTAGCTTATCAAAGAGAAGGAGATTATACTGAGGAGCAGGCTAAGGCGCGGTTAGCTAATAGATATGGGGACCCCACAAAGTTCCAGAATATTACAATGCCAATTGTTATGCCACAAGTAGAAGCTGCTGTTACCTATCAAGCTTCAGTTTTCCTAACTGGCACTCCTCTATTCCCTGTAGTAGCTGCACCTTCAGACATGCAAGCTGCCAGAGCACTCGAGACTATCATAGATAACCAAGCTATTCAGGGGCAGTGGGTAGCTGAGTTAACTCAGACTATTCGTAATGCTTTTAAATATAACTTCTATGCCTTAGAGGTAGCTTGGAAGAAAACTAAAGTTGCATCCTTTGAATCTGATACTGACTCATTCTCCAAGGAAGGTAAGCCTAAGCAGATCATTAAGGAAGGTAATGCTCTTCGGAATCTGGATGTTTATAATCTTATATTCGATACTCGAGTGCAGCCAAGTAAGATGCATATAGATGGAGAGTATGCAGGTTATACGGAGATTATGTCCCGGCTTAAGTTTAAATCTTTTCTTGCTGAACTCGGTGATGATAAAGTAGGATTCAATTTTAAAGAAGCTATTGAGTCAGGTGTTGGAGAGACCTCGATAGTTATGAATTCCCAAACTGCCCCATTTTATATTCCTTGGATTAATCCTGATACTGTGCAGATATATTCAGGACTTACTGAGTTTAATTGGATGGCTTGGGCTAATTTAGAGGATGATACTCCTAAATTGCAGTATCGGAATTCTTATAGAGTTACGACTCTTTATGCTCGTATCCTACCGTCCGATTTTGGCCTTAAAGCATCAGAAGCTAACACCCCACAAATTTGGAAGTTCATTTATGTCAATGAGCAAGTCCTTATCTGGGCGGAGAGACAGACTAATGCGCATAATATGTTACCTATTATCTTTGGGCAAGGTGCAGTAGATGGTCTGGGATTCCAAACTAAGTCCCTTGCATCCAATGAGATACCATTTCAACAGTTAGGTTCCGCTCTCTGGAACTCTGCAATGGCAGCACAGAGACGTAATATCTCGGATCGGATGATTTATAATCCTCTGTATATTGCAGAGAATCAGATTAATAATCCTAACCCGGCCGCTAAGATTCCTATTCGTCCAGCTGCATACGGTAAAGACCTCTCACAGGCAGTGTATCCTATTCCATTTAGGAATGATAACTTAGATGATGTTGTTATCTTAGCTGATAAAGTGGATCAAATGGCTAATAAGCTAGCAAGGTCTAATCCGGCGCGGCAAGGGCAGTTTGTTAAAGGTAATAAGACTCGCTCTGAGTTTGATTCAGTCATGGCCAATGCTACTGGAGAAGATCAATTACGAGCTATTCAATTTGAGTCCTATCTCTTTACTCCTCTGAAAGAGATTCTTAAGATTAATATTTTGCAGTATCAGACAGCAGATACTATGTTTAATACGCAAGATAAGAAGCCAATAGAGATTGATCCTGTCCAGTTAAGAAAGACAGTTATGTCATTTAAATTGTCTGATGGACTTATTCCTGCTGATAGGCTCGCAAAGACTGAGGTAATAAGAGATGGATTTCAGACACTTGCTAATGTTCCTGCTATTGCCAGTGGATATAACTTGACTCCGATGTTCTCTTATCTTATGAAGATTCAGGGCGCAGATATTGAAGAGTTTGAAAAACCTCCTGAGCAAGTGGCCTATGAGCAGGCGATGGCACAATGGCAGCAATTGATTATGCAGTTAATGAAAGCTAATCCTAACATTCAGCAGAATCAATATCCACCACAGCCATTACCAGAACAGTTTGGTTATAATCCCCAACAGCAATTTAATACAGAGGAGAAACAAGAAGATGGAACAGCAACTGGATCCCAGGCTAATGCAGGAATGCTTTCAGCGATTACCAATAACACCGGAGGAGGAACTCCAATGTAAGGTATTCACTTATGGCCAAAGAATAGTATTGATAAATCAGATACAAGCTTTAGCTATTGAAATTGTCAATCTTACTTATGATCATAAAGATAAGGAAGGTTATGCCCTGCAATTAGCTGAGAAGCAAGGGCAGATGAGTATGCTTCAATATCTCCTTCATACTTCTGATGATGCATTACGAACTCTTAATCAACAAGCTGTACAAGGAGATATGAGACCTCCTGAACAGGCATTCTGATTAATTAGTTTAATTTAACTCTTATATAACCTTTATATAACTCACCTACTTAGAAAGGAATTAACATGTTTGATATTTTTAAAACTAGCGCACCTGCTACCGCAGCTCAAGTTACTGGACAACCTCCAGCTCAACCAAGTATTACACCTCCTGAAAGCACTACTAGCGCAGCTAATGGTGTAACACCTCATGGAACTGGAGTTCCTGCTGAGCCTGCCCCGCTTGACAAGTTAGCCACGATGGTGCAACCTAGCACCACTAAACCAACTGCCCCAGTCGATGATAGTATCTTTGGTAAAGTAACTCCGCAAGACCTTATGGCCGCTGCTGGTAAGTTAGACTTTACTAAGGTAATAGATAAAGATGTTATTGCCGCAGCGGCAGCAGGTGGTGAAGCAGGCGTACAAGCCTTAATTCAAGCAATGAACACAGTAAGTCAGCATGTATATGCTCAATCGGCAGCAGCATCAACTGCTTTAATCGAGAAAGCTATTACTACCAACACAGAACGATTGACAGATCGTCTACCTTCAGCCCTCAAGAATCATGCCATTAATGACCAGATAGCAAGTAGTCCTATTCTGGGGCATGCAGCTTCGAAACCAATATTAGATGGCTTAGTAGCAAGTCTCCGAGAAGCTCATCCAGATGCTCCCGCAGATGCTATCGTAGCTAAGGCTAATGAATACCTCACAACCTATACAACTCAGTTTTTAGCTTCTCAAACTCCAACATCCACTAAAGATGATGGTATGGATTGGGAAGAATATTTTAGAGAAGCAGTTCCTACGTCCATAAATAAGATGTAGTATCTGGTCTCTTAAGTTAATTAATCTTTTGGAGACTTTTAATCATGGCATATAAACGTGCTATACTTAGTGATCAAGGTCTGAATCGGAAGGCGCGAACGGGCGACGGTGCTTTGATGCATATGAGCCGTACTAACCAAACTACCGATGCTGACTCTGTTATTTCCGTCGCGGCAATCCTAGGTGGTTTGTATTCCCGATCTGGTACTAATACCAATCGGACAGATACCACTGATACAGCAGCAAATATTTTAGCTGCGATGCCTGAAATGGATATTGGTGATACTTACATGTTTATGGTAAGTAATGCTACAGCCAACCCGTTGGTAATTGCTGGTGGAGCAAGTGTTACAGCATCAGGTAACTTAACTGTTCCTACACTAGTATCTAAGTGGTTCATGCTGACCAAGACTTCTGCAACAGCTATGACCTTATACGGTTGTTAAGAAGTTTCTAGCGTTTAACAAACAAATTTAATATCACTTAAGGAGTATTAATATTATGGCCAATTTTACTGGCATATTTAATACAGATCAATTTCCTGCAAGTATAGTTAAGCCTTCCTTTGCAACAATGATTACTCGCTTGATGCCTAATGGTCAAGCTCCATTGTTTGGTTTAACTGCACAACTGCGTACGGAAGTTGCTGTACAACGTGAGCATGGCTTCTTTAGCAAGACAATGCTTTTCCCTGGTTTCACTTTGGCTGCTGCTGTAGCTAACGCGACTGATAATGTATTTACCGTTGTAAGCACTGCTAACTTAATGCCGAATATGATGATGCAAGCAGCTTCCACTCGGGAGAATGTTATCATCGATCAGATTCTGAGTCCTACTACTGTACAGGTTATTCGTGGTGTAGGTACGGTCGCGGCAGGTGCAGTAAGCAACTCGGTCGAATGGCTCGGTGTTGGTACTGCATTCGAGGAAGCTTCTATTCGTCCACAGGCACTTAACATCCAGCCTGTTAAGATTACGAACTATACACAAATCTTTCGTAATACTTGGGCTGTATCGGAATCTACTCGAGCTACTCTTACCATTGCTGGCGATACTAACATTGCTGAGTCTCGTACAGACTGCGCTGCGTTCCATGCGGTAGATATCGAGAAGGCACTGTTCTTTGGCCAAAAATCTACTGGTAGTAGAAATGGTCAGCCGTTCAGAACTATGGATGGCTTCCAGTCAATCGTAAGTAACTTGACCTATTATCCTTCAAGTTATGCGGCTGTCAACGTTACTACTGCTGGATCGACTACTTCCTATACTCAGTTGGAAGCTGCACTTGATCCACTGTTTAATCAAGCCACCGATCCTAAGGTAGGTAATGAGCGTTTGCTGTTTGTGGGTGGAACGGCGCGTAAAGTTATCAATGCCATCGGGCGCTTGAATGGTACTTATATGATGATGGATGGACAAACAAGTTACGGCTTGCAATTCCAAACCTTCAAAATATCTCGCGGTACTTTCAAAGTTATCGAGCATCCGCTATTTAACTCGAATAGCACTTGGTCTAAGATGGCAATGGCAATTGATCTATCTACTTTCAGTGTTGCTTATCTTGGTGATCGTAAGACTCGCCATGATGCCTTTGGTGCTGGCAATGCTGGGGATAATGGATACGATGCACAAGGTGGAACATTAACAAGTGAATTGACCTGCTTGATTAAAAATCCTCCTGCCAACGGTATTATCTATAATCTTACCGCTGGTGTAGCTGGTTAAGTTTTCTCCGTAGGGGAGCCTTGGGATAGGGTTGGAGTTTTATAATTCTGATTCTATCCCTCCTTCTTTTTAAGTAAAAGATCAAAAGGAATTATCATGAGTAATGAAAACGAAGATAAGAAAGAAATAGTGGAGTTCTCAAGTACTCTGTTATCTAATCAATATCACTTTGGTTATGCAGGTGGAGGTACGGCAATCTTCTTTAATGGTAGATATCGTACCGATGTTAAAGACGAGATTGATGAATTGCGCGCGGAAGTTAATAAGGGTAATCCTTATATTAACTCTTATCGTACTGTTGATACTCTTGTTGAAGATCCGCTGGCTAATCTGAGAGCTAAAATGCGGGCTGAGTTGATCGCTGAGCAGAAAGCGGCTGAAGCAAGAGCTACTAACCCAGACAATGATATGGGTGGAAATACTGGAAGTCCTGGCGCTTTTGGAGCATCTAACACTGATGACTCATTGGTTACCTTGGCAGCACCAAAGATACCATTGTCATTTAAAACGATAGGAAAATAAAATGAGTGTATTTGCTGACTTAGTTGATGAGGTTTATGGCATAACCCTACGACCAGATTTAGTTACCCAAACTAAGTCAGCTGTACGGGCAGCTACACTTACTGCCCATCATTTAGATTATTTTCCTAAAGACCTCTTTGAGGTAGGATTACAATTTACTACTCCTGACTTTGTGCAGTCTCTGAATTATAAGGAAGTAGTTCCTAATTGGAGAGCCTTTAAGTATCTTAGGAAGTATGATGCAAGTGTCCAAGTCGGGCAAGATTTAACTCCAAAGTTCTTTGAGCTTATCACTCCAGAAGTAGCTTTGGATAATTACGGTCTTGTGCGCCAGGACACTTGTTATCTTGCAGGTGAGACGATTGAGATAAGATCGACCACTAAAGATACTTATATGCTTTTAGGTTGCTATGTGCATCCCACAGTAGTGGAAGCTAGATACTCTTCATGGATAGCAAATGAGTATCCTTATGCTATTATCTATGCTGCCGCAGCTATTATCTTTGCCCAGATAGGTTACGAAGAGCAAGCAGGAAGTACACAGCAATTGGCAAATTTACAATATAATCAACTGGTTCAACAAATTGTAGCTAGGGGGGATTGATGAGCGGAGCTAATGTTTGGTCTCCTGGCGGAGATATTGAGACTGCGCGCACTGTAGGTCTCTTATATAAAGGTACTTCAGAGACCTCTAATACTATTGGGGATACTGGTACTAGGACATTTATTACCCAGCCTGATCTCTATTTTGGGGTCGGTGAATGGATACTTATCGTAGATCAAAATAATATTACTAATTGGATGAGTGGTCAAGTAGTAAGCTATGATGATGAAGATGGTACATTGGTATTTGCTCCTCAAGTTAAATCTGGTTCTGGTACTTATTCTGATTGGAATATCTATATCTCAGGTGTGTGGATTAACCAAGCTTGGACTGGTGGAATTGCTGTTAACGCAGTGGAGATTCAGAATACTCTTGAGGTAGATGGCTTAGGTACTTTTAATGATGGGTTGACTGTAACAGGTAATATTAAAGCTACTGCTGGGGATATTAATCTTAATGTCACCACTTCTTTATCTGACGCTGATGTTACTCTTACTGTAGCGCAGTTATTTGGTGGAACCTTAGTAATTACTCCGACAGCTTCTCGTGTATTAACTCTGCCCACAGCAGCACAGATAATTGCATACCTTACCAATTATGAAGTAGGTTCTCATTTTGAGTTCACGATAGTTAATAATACCACGACAGCGATTACAGTTGCTCCAGGCTCAGGAATTATTCAACAAGGGAAGACTATTGTTCAAGATGGCTCAGTGACTTTTAAAGTTACAGTTGATTCACCTACTGTAGTTAGTGTTATTAACTTGACATCTTCTATCTTAGCCGCGCGGGTAGGTAATATTAGCTCTTCGCAGACTACAGCTATGGTCGCGGATTTAGTACTTACTAGCCTAAGTGCAGGACTTCAATTAGTTTCTGCGCAGCAAGACGGTCTTAATATTATTTTACCTGATGCTACTACTTTATATGTTTCCTCTCCGACATTCCAATTATCTAATACTGGAATGTACGCTATTGGAGTTAGGGATAAGGCAGGTAATTTACTAACTGTTCTTGATGGTAAAGGACAAGCTACATTATCTCTAGCTGATTCCTCTACCTTAGCAGGTGTGTGGTCAATCACTGGAGTTAAGTTAGTCCCTGGAATGATTAATTATCTTACCACTCTATCTGCGTCTTATGGAGTGGATTATATATTTAATAAGTTTGTCCAGCTAGATGCTTCTACTTCTGTGCATTTTTGCTCGATAGCCTCTAATGGTCTAGCTGCTTTTATTGTTGACTCAGTTAATAAGACAGTAAGTGCTCCATCGACTATTACCACAACAGCAGCAACAATAGTAAATGGCGCTTTTCAAATTGATGCCACCCGACTTATTGTATTCTATAGTGATGCAACTAATAATTTACGCGCTGTAGTTCTCACTAAGTCAGGAAGTGTTTTAGGTGTAGGAACACCAGTTGCTACAGGAGCTATTACTGATATAGCGAGTGATATAGGTATTAATGCGCCGCGAATTGTACAGTTAGATTCCAATCTATTTGTGGTTGGTAATTCTATTGTAGGTGCTAACCCAGTCACTGCAATCGGTTGCTGGGTTAATGGTGCTAACACTGTGGTATTTGGTTCTCCTCTTAATGTCGATGCTACTAACCAAGGTTTAGGTAATGCTGTAGCTGTAGAGAAATTAACTACTACAACTGCTGCATTTATGTATACCCGATTTAATGGAGTATCTACTTATCAAGATCGGATTGCAGTTGTCTCGGTTACTAATGCTAATCCACCAGTTTGCACAGTTGGCACGCCGCAGAATACCTTATTAACTACCTCTGCTGGCGGTTCTGTAACTGGAGTGAGTTTCTGGTACACTAAGTTATCAGCCACTCTAATATTGATTACAGATAATAATGCTAATAACGGAGATATTGTTGGCGTCGGTTGTGTAATTGCTGGTACTGCTGTAACTGTAGGATCACCTGCTACAATAGATACTGGTAAGTCTGCGACAGGTTGGGATTATACTACCTCTAATGCAGACAGATATAAACCTCATCTTTATGCAATTGATGCTACAAGGGCGCTGATCTGGTACTTAGCTCCTAATGGCTCATCCCGCTCTTATTGTGGAATCCTTACAGTGAATGCAAGTACTGGAGCTATCACACAAGGTAATAAGGTATCAGGATCATTTAGTACAGCTAATAGTGGTTCTGCTGGATTCGGTGCTATACTTCCGCCTAGCGCAGATCACTTTATTGCCATTGTGCTAATTGATGCTACACTTAAAACATTCGCAGCGATGGTTCATAAGCTTTCTGGTACAGATATCACAACAGGGGAATTAGTATATTTAGGTAATTTACTCGGGATTTCTAATCCTGCTACTGATCTATTGGTAGGTAAACTTGGACAATATGGCTATGCCATTGGCGCCTATACAGCTAATGTATTTGGTGGTGACTTTGGATTAGAGATATTACGGGCAGATGGTTTTAAGTTGACTTCTTCGGGTAGGATACGTAAATATGCCGGTGGGGCGCGAAAAGGTACTTCTGGCACAATGGCACCTTACTTTCCTGTTATGTCAAATACTCGATTAATAGCTCTTTCTGCAACCCGAGAAACTATTGCACCTGCAAGTGGCCCACAATTACAAGTTGCTGATATAATCACTACAGCAAGTTAGGATTGCTTAGATTAGGTAGGAAATAAAATGACAATATTACAGCATAGAATTAACTTAGATTCTCCTACCTTTCCTCTTTTAAGTGAGCTTTTAGGTAGGACTATAATTGTGAGAGGAAGTGATCAAACTCATCCTCAGACATTAGCTACCACTATTGCAGCTGATCCTCCACAATTATATTATGCTCATAATGTTGTACCTACCCCATTTGGATATCAGAGTATTGGATATAAAGAGTTCATCGCTCGCACAACTAGAACTGATTTTAAAGATATAATTACTATCTATGAAGGAGCAAGTAGTAAGGTAGGCTTATTAGGGATTACTGAATTAGGAGTTCTTTTAGTTTCTACCTTAATTAACCCAGAATGGCGGGAAGTTGTTCTCTCTGATGGAGCATCACCTAGAGGTCGTAATATTACCTTTGCCTTTGTGCGCGGAGTTACTTATCTTTATGTCAGTGGGATAGGATGTTATGTATATAACTTCACAACTAATGTTCTTGTAAGGACTACGTTAGGAGGATTAAATCCAGCTAATATTTATGGTATTGTTGGGGCTAATGGTTACATGCTGGCCTTTGGTATTTCTAACGCTGTAGCTTGGTCAAGTCCTCTTGATCCTACTGACTTTATTCCCTCTCTTAATACAGGTGCTGGAGCCGGTAATATTGAAGGGGCGCAAGGGGAGACAGTAGCAGCAATCGCGGTACAGAATGGAGTTATCTTTCTTAATGCTAAGAATGCTGTATCAGCTAATTATCAAGCGAATCAAAGATTCCCATTCTTGTTTAATGTAGTAGTTGGCTGTGGTGGATTGAGTGATGCTAAGTTTGCAGCTTCTCTGACTCTTGATTCAACTAGTGCTTATGCTTATACAACATCAGGACTACAAGCAATCACAATAAGACAAGCTGAGTTTATCGCACCAGAGATAACAGAGTTTCTCAGTGGTCGTAGGTTAGAGGATTTTGATGAAGATACTCTCCTCTTCTCTACGACCACACCTAATAATGTTATTAAGAAGAAACTTGCTTGGATCGCAGATCGCTATCTGATAGTATCTTATGGAGATGAACTTTTATCTCATGCCATTGTTTTAGATACAATGCTTATGAGGATTGGTAAGCTTAAGATAGATCATGTTGCTGTATTCGAATTTACTCTATATGATCAGACTGTATTTGAGACTCCTAAGAAGAGTATAGGAGTTCTTAAGCAAGATGGATCAGTGGTAGTAGTTGATACAGATATAGCCGCTGAGAACTCTTCGGGCGTTATACTTCTTGGTAAGTATCAATATGTGCGGGAACGCTGGCTTGTTATTGAGAAAGTGGAGCTAGAGAACATATTACCTGGAACACCTTTTAATCTATATGATCTTGTGACTTATGATGGTAAGACTTTTCAAGCTCCAGTTGCAGGATATGATAAAGGTAACACAGGTAAGAGTAAGGCTTATATGTTCCATGCGGCTGGAGTTAATCACTCTTTATTAGGAATAGGTAGATTCAATTTAGTATCTGGTGTACTTTCCTTTCATATACATGGGAAGAAATAATGACTCAAGACCTTAATTTTGATTTACTCTTACCAGTAGCTCCTTCTGCTTTATTGGAACCTACAGTGTATACTGAACTTAATGTTATCTATAGGGCAATCAGGAGTGTTGCTGATCAAGTGGGAGGTGGAGATATGATAGGTTGGATTGATCTTTCAGAGTCAGCTAGTATTGTGGGGTGGAGTTCATTCACTACTAAATTACTAGCAGCTAGACAGATTAATATTGACTCTATCTTAATCTCTTATTTCCTATCCGGCGAAAGTGATTCTACTGAGATATCTTTTATATTATCTAAGGAAGCTACAGTTTCCAATTATGCAGTAGCTGGATTGGCAAGAGATAATAATAATCTCCTTGCGTCTCCTGCGCAGTTAGTTCTATTACAAGATAGCAATATTGTTAATGTCTATCGAGATGTTACTGGTGCTGCATGGACTGCATCAGGTACTAAAGAAATAGCTGGACAATTTATATATCAATTTTAATCATTAGAAAATAATTAAGGAGAATATTATGGGAACTCCAGCAAGTGCTTTAGGTGCAGTAGCTAGTGGTGCAGGAAGTGTAGGTTCTTTATTGAGTGGAGTATCTTCCCTCCTCCCAACTACTACGACCCAATCAGGTAGTTATCAGAATACAGCAAAGGCTACTTCTGATACTGTAGGTCTTCAAGGTAATATTAGTGCTACCACTACTAAAGAGGAAGGGACTTCTACTACTAGAAGTAATTCGGCTAATACTTCTGTACAAGATATCCTTAATAAGATTCTTAGTAATTCTACCTCTTCTCAAGTAGGAAGTGAAACTAATGTAGGTAAAGCTACTCAGACTGCTGCGACTTCTAATATAGAAAATTTCTCTGGTCAACAGAACCAATCTGTCCAACAAACTCTTCTGACTGATCCTGCCGTGATGCGGATTGTTAACTTGATGTTCCAAGGCGATGGTGGAGTTCCAGGTCTGCAAGCAGTTGCTTCTGGTGAGCGCAATGCAGGAGTATTCAATAGCTCTACTAATCAGATGATGCTTAATAATCTAATAGCTACCGTGGGTGGAGAAGTTGCAAGATTATCTGCTCCAGTAGTTACTAACCAAAATGTAGGTGCTACTAGCACAGCACAAAGTGGACAAAGTTCTGTAGTGTCTGATACGATTAATAAAATTGTTAGTCAGTTATCAGCGAATACTGAACAAAGTCAATCAGGTACTACGAAAGGAACTACTACTGACACTGCCACTGGATCGCAGCAGTCGGAGAACTCTACAACTCAGGAAGCGCTTTCTCAATTGATAAGTTTAGCACTTCAAAGTGTTGATCAGAGTTCTGAAAGTGAAGGTACAAGTAAGACTAAGACTAAGTCTAAGAAGTTTCCTAGTGCTGTAGGATTTATTGTATTTGGACTTATGGGTGCCACAATGGAGCATCCAGTCTATGCTGCTAATCAAGCCTTTGCTAAGAATGAATTCTCTACTAAAGACTTGCTTGAATATTACAGATTTAGTAAGCGCTTGGAAACTAAGTTAAGAGAGTGCCCAGTAGAAGAGATAATTCCAACTCTTCAAACTCTTAATTCTAGCTATGTAACTCCAGTAGCAGCTGCTTACATTGCAAAAGATGTTACTAAAGCTAAAGAACTTTATTCCAAAATGTTAACTGTTATCTAATTGGAGCCTATGATGGCTGATGTTAATAGAGCAATAGAATCTAACACTGCTGAGATTGAAGCTGCTAAAGCTAAACTTCAATCTATCCATGATATCGTAAGTCAGCAATTAGATATTAATACGGAAGCAACAGCTGGTGGAACTATTACTGGCCCCGATGGTAGAAGAACTACACCAGCTGTAGCAGGCCAAGAAGCTAGTGCTCAATTAGGAGCGCAAGTAGCTAATCAACGGCGCGCTGAGACTATTAATTATGAGGATTATTCCAATGAGTTATTAGCTCATATTCAGCAACAAGGACAAGTACGGCGCGAAAATGAAGCTAAGATTGATCAGATAAATAATGGCGGAATATTAGATCAAGTTCTAGGATTAGTAACTATTCCTTACTATGCAGCTAAAGTAGATAATGCTCGCATGGCTGAACAATCAGGAGTGCAGGAATTACGCGCCGCAAATGAGTTAATGCAATCAGGCGCTAGAACTTCTGCGGAGATTCAGACTCGTGTAACAGAAGCTACCAATGCCGATCTTAATCAAGCGTTGCTAAATGATCAGAAGGCAGCGACGGCTAAAGCCCACATAGTAGCTCTCCAAACTGGCGCTTCCCAAGTTAAAGAGATTCTTAGTCTCAGTGGTCAACAGTTACATAATGAGATTAAAAAGTTTGAGATTGGTGAAGCAATGGATATGCGCGCTTTAAGGAAAGCACAGATAGAGCAAATGATGGCTATGCGTGATCATGCCTTGCAAGATAAAGATGTTAAGAAGAATGCTATTGACTTTATTAATTATGCTCTAACTCAGAACGGTAAGGATCAGATCACTGAGGAACATACAGCAGGTATCTTAGATCAACTTAATAAGCCAGGTGCCGCAGGTGAGATGTTAAGGGAGCTGTATTCTCAAGGTTTATTAGGGGCTTTATCTGGCGATAAGTTTACTCAAGGTGGAACACCTGTTGATGCAGCTGCCTTCAGAGAGAAGATAAATTATATTCCTTCTACTGGAACTGAGAGAGATATCCTTTCTAATGTAGAGGGTGTAATGAGAACCTCTAAAGGTGTACTTGAAGCTAAGTCAGTGAAAGAAAGAATTGAGGCAGGTAATGCCGCAGTTATGTCTCAGTTAGACTCTGATCAATCTAATATTACAACAGCCCAAGGAAGTCTTACTAAGCCTATAAGCTGGAGTACAATGTCTCAGTCTCAAGCATTTGCTAATAACAAGGTATTTGCTCAAGTAATAGCTCCGCAGATTACAGACAATATTAAAGCTGATCCAATTGATCCTTCTGATTTATTTAAGCGAGTTGGCGCAGCACTTAAAACTAATCAAATCTCTATTGATGAAGCTGTTGACTTTACTAAGATGTATGCTGGTATGAGTATACAAATGAATAATGTAGGATTGAGGAAGTTAACCGGACTAGAGCAAACTAAGTTTATAGCTAAGTTACCTCAGCCTAGATTTAATACAAAGCTATTTACATTCCCTACGACTCCAATGGATATACCATTGATGAATCCTACACTTAAATCAATGCTCCCTATGATGCAAGAGTCTGTGGATATGCTTAACAGTAATCGCTTATATGATGCTTATGCTTCTTATTTAAGTGGACAATTAAGAGAACCTCCTGCAAGCTCCAAAAAATAAGGTAATATTATGGCCGAAGAATTCGAACCAACTCAACGTGTTCCATCTTATATGTTGGCAAGTAATACTCACAATACCCTTAATAACGGTAATGGAGAGACTCAATCTTTATTTGATGCTACCTATGACTTTGCTACTAAGTTCGTACCATTAGCTGTAGCTAGTGGAGCTAGTCAGCTTTATAATATTATTCCAACAGTTGGCTCTTGGGCAAGTCCTCTCACAGGTTATAAACCTGAGCAGTTTGATTTCGATAAGGCAGTTGCTGAGTTTGATTCTGATTTATCTAAATATTATCAGGAACATAAACTTGGTACAGATGCTCTTGGCTTCGTTGCTAGTTCTTTAGTTCCTGGAATGGCTGGAGTTAAGATATTTAATGCAGGGCAGAAAAGTTTACAGGCGGCAATAGCTTCTGGTAAGGTAGGTACTGGCCCATATAGTAAAGCTTTAGGACTCTTAGCACCTCAAAGAGATAAATACATAGATGCTGCTACTGCCGCATTAAGAGATACTGGTAATGTATTTAAGCTCACTGAGACTAACACGCTTAAAGCTCTTGCTGCTGGAACCTGGCAAAATGCTTTAGAAGGAGCTGCATTCACAGCCGTAGTTAATGCTACAATGTATGAATCCCCAGTTCTGGATGAAAGAAGTGTAGGTGATCTTACTGGAGATATCTTAGTAGGCGCTGCTTTAGGTGGAGTTGTGGGAGGACTTATTAGCGGGGTTACTGCGACCGGAGCGATTAAAAGAGGTATCGCAGAAGCTGATACTCAGATTGCAAAGTTTGGAATCTCTGATGTTCCTACAGGTAATATGTCTGAATCAGATAAGCTCTTATTCACTCTTAATCAGCTTGAGCAAAAGACTGCATTGAATCCCGCCGAAATGGGCGACTTAGCAGAAAGGGCTAAAACCTTACAAGACTCTACAAAGTCTAAACTTCAAACTCAAGTAAGAGAAGGATTCCAGAATCTTACTGGAGGAGATACAGTACTTGCTCAGTATCTTAATGATACCACCAAGCTAGGTACAGCTAAGAATGCGGCAGATAACTTTCTTGATTCCCATAGAGTTTCAAGAGTTAGTTCTGTTACGTCCGTAGAAACTCAACTGTCAAAAATTCGTACTAAGCTTAAAGAATCTGGTGATGATCTATCAGTTCTTTCTGAAGAAGAATCTAAACTCTATAGGAATACCAGAGTATCTTATCTTAAGATTCGTGGAGAGGATGCTGGTAAAGTGACTGATGAAAGACCTATTACCTTAGAGCTTGCTGACAGACTTGGGCCAGGCGAACGTATGGAAGTAAGAGATGCTGGAGTACAGGTAGGTAAGAGATTCTTTCGGCATGAAAATAATATTCATAAGCCTTTTAACTTGATGCAAGCATCTTCGGCAGAAGTGCAATCAAGATATCTATGGGCTAATAAACAGCCTAAGTGGGAATATGATCCAGCTAACCTTAAGACAGTTCATATCAATGATATTCCTCTGTTAACAAAGGCAATGAACGATGGCCTAGACGCTATTAAAGTAATGCCTGAGTCTGGTCTGGTAAATGATATATATACCATCAATGGTAGAGATTCTATTAAGTCTCTCATTGAGCGCCAAAAAGCTGATCTTAGCTCCCGTATGGTACAGATGGAAACTGCTCCACAGACTGTAGAAGATTTTGTCAATACAGCTTCTTCAATGTTAGGAATCCAATTTAATCTCGTAAGCAGATTAGGAAAAGGTTTTGCTGACACTATTGAGGGTGTAGTTAATAATAAAACTGTGCAAGGTCAAGTCATTGCTATGCCGCTGAGCGCCACACATCGTAAATCTTTGATGGCAAATATCTCAGAACTTAAGCGGCTTGAAGGGCATGTAATATTCCAGGGGCTTGTGGACTCATCAGGAGTGGCTGCACAGAACCTGAAAGCTATGACGTCCAACTATACCACACCGATAATGCAAGAGGTTATAGACCTTTCTAAGGCTCGTAACCCTACCTTGTGGAAGTCAAATAAGCCTGAGCAAATAGATCGGCGCCGAAATGTATCAGAACTTTTCGCATCTGCATTCTCGTACTTATCAAGCCATCCTGATAAGTTAAAAGATATGCCCGAGTTTAATAAGTTTGCAGGGCATTTGATTAAACCTATTCCTCAGTCAGTCTTAGACTCAGTTTCCTTGAGGGCTAGTAAATTATCCTTTACTGAGATAGCATCTAGGCTTGATATGAAAGAATCAGTCTTAAGAGGAGCGCATAAAGAGGGTGACTTATTTGCTCGTAACTCTGCAATGAAAGATTATCAAGAGCTAGTAAAAACAGCTGGCACACGCCCATCGGAGCAAGTTAGCAGCATAGACGAATTACCTACTTATGTTAAAATTCTCTCTGATGCTTCAAGATATCAAGGACTTGATGGGCATGTCGTAGATGCAATGACTAACTTAAGAGCTAAAGCTTCTCTCTATGATGAAGCAACTAACAGGACAGCTACTCAATTTCTAGGTACACAAACTCCTGATATTCCAGATGCTCTCTTAGTTGGCTCAGGTGAAGTTGGCCCATCATTTACAGGATTCACCAGAGGAGATTATGGTACTCTGGATTCAATGACTTCTAGGGTAGGTCAAATAGTTGATCTTAAGATTAAGGAGAAAAAGACTGCTGTTTCTGATCTTCTGACTCCTCAACTTACTAAACTTGCTGGGAATACTGATGCAGCTATTGAGTGGAGTATGCTTAATGAGACTATCCGTGGACTACCTGGTAAGTTTAAATATGCAGAAGATGCTCCTGGTATTGGCTCGAGGCTTGTAAATGAAGAGGGTAAAGCGATACCAATCAAATCTTCTATTGTGGCTGATTTAGCTAAGAGTCACATTAAGCAAAATGGAGAGAATGAGAATTGGCTTCAGTTATTTAGAAGCGCAGAAGGCAATCAATTTAATCGTGATCCTGAAGTATTCTATCCTATACCAAGGAATCTGAAAGATACTCCTCACTTTGCTTTTGTAGTAGATGATACAGTTACTGGCACAGGACACTCATCTATGCTTTATGCCAAAGATGGCCCATCTTTAGAAGTCCTTAAAGCTAAAGTACTTAAAGAGTTTCCTGAGTTTAAGATATTTAATAAGCAAGAATCCGAAGAATATTTTAAAGCTCAAGGTAAATTTGAGTGGGAAAGAACCATTAATGAGAATTATATTAATAATGCTCTAGCCCGTAAAGGTATCTCTTCATCACCATTACCTAAGACTAACCCTCAAGATATCGCCACTGATATGCTTGATTGGCATTTAGGTAAACAAGCTTCATTGGTGCGGGAAGCTGTTAGTTTAAGATATTCAAGACAGCTTAATCTCCTGCGCGCGCAATCTGAATCAGCTTTAGGTGATGCTAAGAGCGTGTTTGGTTATGTATCTCCTACAGCCTATGCAGAGAATGCTTTAAGTACACCAGCTACAAGCGCGATGAAGCAAATGCTTAATTTGCAAAAGACTGATGAGTATCCTTTCTGGAGTACAATCAATAAAGTCTTAGATGAGAAAGTATCTAAAGTAACTTCTGATATAAGTAAGCTATGGCAGAAAACAACTCATCCAGATCAACTGATAGAGATAAATAACTCTCTTAAAAAAGCTGGATATAATGGTCCAATAGTTGATGATGCCTTATTTGAAGCTATGAATGGTAAGATACCTAGAGGTGAATTAACTTCTATGGTTGCCAAGGCCAATGCTGTATTAGGCACTGTTGCTCTTAGAGCTGATCCTATGCACGCACTTACTAACGTTGTAGGACATGCAGTTCTTTATGGTACAGAAGCGCGCGCGGTAATTGATGCTATTAAGAAAGGCTCTAAAGAAGGTGCTGGAGACCTTGCTAAGCTCGCTAATGTAAGAGTGCCTGGAACGGCTGACTCTATCTTTTCTCATCAAAAGATAATGGCTAATAGTTTTGAGCGCCTAAGAACTCAACCGGAGCTTAAAGAGTATTATAAAAAGCACGGTTTTATCACTACTATTATGGATCAGTATGATCAGACTTTGGATCATATTGCTATACGGGGAACTGATACAGCTAAGACTTTTGATGCTAGAGTTGCTAAGGTGTTAGAAGGATTTAGAGGAGCAGGTCAAACGGCAGAGAAGCTTACAGGGAATAAAGTCGCGGAAGAGTTTAATAGATTTCTGGCGGCAGATTTCATGAAGCAAATTACAGACGTAGCAGTTAACAGGGGGATAATGGATGAAGCAACTTCTTTGGCTTACATTAATACTTTCGTTAATCGCACTCAAGGTAATTTTCTTGCTTCTCAAAGACCTGTTCTCTTTCAGGGGCCGATTGGACAAGCAATAGGATTATTCCAAACTTATCAATTTAATCTTATCCAACAGACTCTTCGCCATATAGGTGATGGTAATACTCGTAATGCTATGGCAATGCTTGGACTTCAAGGAAGTATCTTTGGTCTTAATGGCTTGCCAGCATTTAATGCAATCAATACTCATATCGTAGGGAACGCAGGAGGTAATACACAACATGCAGATTTGTATCAAGCTATCTTTAATGGGGCTGGTAAGGAAGCTGGAGAGTGGCTTGCATATGGAGCTTTCTCCAATATGCTTGGTATCTTTGATCCCAGTCTTAAAACTAACTTGTATACTAGGGGCGATATCAATCCTAGATCACTTACCTTAGTTCCTACTGATCCATCGAAGATTCCTATTGTACAAGCTACGGGCCGATTCTTCTCTAATATTGCAGAGGGAATTAACCAGTTAAGTAATGGGGCTGATATGTGGCAAACAGTTCTGCGCGCTGTAGAGCATAATGGCTTATCGCGACCGCTAGCTGGAATGGCTCAAGTGCTTGGAGGATTTACAAGGGAATCCGGGCAGGTGTATGCAACCAATCAGCAAGGTAACTTACTCATGGCACACGATGCTTTATCTATGTTATCTCTTGCAAGGATGGCAGGTGCTAAACCTATGGATGAAAGTATGGTACAAGAAGCCATGTATCGTGTTAACTCCTATAGAGCAGCAGATACTGCTAAGAGACAAGGACTCGGAGAAGCTATTAAGACTACTATCTTAGGAGGTGAAGGACTCACAGATCAGCAAATAAATGATTTCGCAGCTAACTATGTTAAGTCTGGAGGTAAGCAGAGTGAGTTCAATCAGTTCATGGCAAGGCAATATAGGAATGCATCAACGACACAAGCAGAGCAACTCCGCAGTAAACTTACATCGCCGTATGCTATACAACTTCAATCTGTTATGGGCGGCGCAGGGACAGATTCATATTAAAAGGAGATTAAAATGGGAGCAAGTGCAGGAAGTTTAGATTTAGAAAGACCTGGGATGAATAGAGATGTTGTTACTGCCTTTACCTATAATGGTGATGGTACAGTAGCTACAATTGTTAAGACTTATAATGATGGGGTTAGTACAGCAACCTACACTAAGACTTATTCTTATACCTCTGGTAAGATTACTGGTATAAGTAAATGGGTTAAATCCTAAGGAGTTATCATGGCAGAACTTGATGAAACATTAGAACATCTTTTAATACTAGGTGTTCCTCAAATAGTAAATGGGGTACTTACTATTAATGGAACTCCAGTTCCTCCATTCAGTGATATGACTTTAGCGCAAATTAAAGCTATCACTGATTTCTCCACCATCAATGGATATATCATACGATGCATAGATCGTTATGATCTTAGTGGTTGCTTTGTTTACTTTAAGGCAGATGGTGTTAATAACCGTCCAGTGTTAATGGATAATCCTATTCATTACACTTCTTTTGCTTCTCTTAAAACTGACTTTCCGTTGGATAATAAATGGAAAGGACTAAGAGCAACTTATCAATTCACTAATGGAAATTTAGTTGAGTTATACAATACAGGCACAGGAGGAAAGTATACTAATAAATATGCTGTAGATATTTATAATGGTGTATTCGGTACGGTAGCTTCTCCTACTAAATCACTCACAGCTACTTCTGGTACTTTTACAATACCTGTGATGGAGTTTGAAGCTGACTTTATTCAGCCAGGTTCAAGATTTAGATGTATGGTACAGGCAGGTAAGACTGGCGCCGGTGGAACAGCTGTTTATGCAATAAGAGTTGGAACAGGAAATAATAGTACTGATAGTCCTTTTTACTCTGCTACAATGTCCAACTTAAATCCTATTCAAATGAATGGAGATAGTTTAGTAACTGTAGTTAATGCAACTAATTTCCATTCTAGTCAGAATAATGCTTTAAATGGTGGGGGCGGTACAGGATTTATTGATCCACGTACTACGCAATTTAATACAGCTTCTAAGATGTATATGAATGCTATGCTTAGTGGCGCCAATGCTGGAGATACTAATTCCTTATTATCTCTCATGCTTAGATTGGAGGTATTATGATAGTCAGTGCAATTAATAATCAAGCTATTAAGAATACTAATCCGGCAGTGAGGTTACTTAAAACTGATTTTAGTGATGTAACTCTTGGAGTTCCTGTTCGATTAAGTGGACAAAACTTTTGGCAGGATGTTAATTTTGAAGCAACTGCATTAGCTAAACTTAAATCATACACAGGAACATATACTAAACCTTTTATACAGTGTATCCCTGATGTTAGTTGCGCGGATGTAACAGCGCTAAATGCACGTATGCTTCACACTATTGAAACGTCTGCTAAGACTGGAGGTAATAAGGATCTACTACAGCGAATGATAGTTAATTCTGGAGGATTTCCACAAGCGCCTAATCAGCTGTATAGATACTTTTCTGATACCGCCACAATTCCAGAGTTACCTTCTATTTACTTTGCCTATGATTTTATCATTCAATCTGATATCATAACTAGACTCTCTCCATCAGGCTTTCTAATGATGGCTGAGATTAAGGAAGGATATAAGGCTGATCCAAGTAGTGGAGGATTTAGAGCTAAGTGCGAGATTCTTTACACGGGCGGTCAGCTTGTTTGGAATATTGCTGGCGATAATAATGCCAATTTAATTGGTGACCCAGGCTTTCCTGCTGGTGCAGGTGATCCAACTTACCCTTGGGAAAATACAGCTGTTACCTATTGGAGTAATGATAGAGTAGCTAGTGGAGCAGTCCCAGTAAATGAGTGGTGTCGTTTCCATTGTGAGTATATAAGACCTAAAGCACGTGCTGATATACAAACAGGTCAATTCAATGTTGCAATTGAAAGAGCGAATGGTACTTATCAGTTACTTCACTCTCAAAAAGGTGGGTTAATGGCAGGGGCTTTTATGGATTATATGCCAATGACTCGCATAATGTATGCTAATCCTTATTCTGGTGGATCGGCAGAGATACAAAGGAGATATACTAATCTCGAGTTCTGGACACGTGCACCATTTAATATGGTAGCTCACCAGCTGTAACTTAGTCTAAAGTAAGTAATTAACAATAATAAGGAGTTTAAAATGGGCTTCGTATTCTTTAACCAGCAGAGGACTAAGAAAATGAAGAAACAGGTTAGCATACTTAGAAGGGAGGTAGATCATCTTAACTCTAAAATGACTGAATGTGATGCACAGCATCTTACCCATGCTGCACATAATAGGAGACATGATGATGCTATGAATGGACTTACCGAAGCTGTTAAGGAATTAACAGGGGAGATAAGAGGTATTAAAAAGAAGGAAGAGATTGATGATGTTACACTCAATCGCACAAAGAACAATTACACTGCTTGGGATACGATAATTGAAATGTCTAAACAGGTTGGTGCTATTGTAGGTGCTGGTGCTTTATTAATAAGTGCCGGTTATGGAATCTTAAAATACGTAGGAATTATATCATGAACTTTATTACGATCTTTAAACTTGTTGTTAGCTTATTGCCAACTATCATTGAAGCTATCAAGACCATTGAAGCAGCGATACCTTCTGGAGGTGCAGGGGCGCAGAAACTTGAGTTACTCAAAGGCATTCTGCAATCCACTTACTCAGCGAGTAATGAGACCGCCGGACAGTTTGAAAAGTTGTGGCCTGTTATTCAGAGTTCTGTTTCGGGGATAGTTACTCTGTTTAACAATTTGAAGGTGTTCTCTTCGGGAAGTTCGGGGGGAACTGGTACTGGGAATACTGATAATAAGTAATTAGCTTGTAAGCAAAAAGAAAGGGATATAGAACTTAATCTATATCCCTTTTTATTCTTCACTTAATTAATAACCTGTAAAATTCCTGTTCTCATTTCCTGCAAACGCTTAGTACATAAAGTAGCAATACCTTTTTGATCTTCGCCATCATATAACCCATCAAGTAAGATATTACAGTGCGCTGCAATCTCTGCTAGCTTCTCTTCAAATCCTGCATTAGGAGTGAGTATCATAAGCTCATTAAGTTTCCTGATAAGATCAGGATGATGAGATATCTCTACATTAAGCTCAATAAATTCCATTGGGTGTTCGACTAAGATATATGACATATAGATATTCCAGTAAGGGGTTAATAAGACTGATAGATAAGGAGAGAGAGGATTAGTCTCTTTTATCTTGTAAGTTCCTTCTCTTATAACTTTGAATTCCTCATCAGTAATTTCAAACATTTTAATAGGTTTAACATTACCTTTAGCGCAGAGAAGATAAGGTATCTCATTCTCTCGAAGAGTATTCATTGCTACTTGATAAGAGATATTAAATACTTGAGCTATCTGTTTGGCTGTTCTTAGCATGTTGTTGTTCCTTACTTAATACTCTCTTAGCAAAAAATTCTACCTTCTCTGCATCATATAGATTACTAACTCCTGGTTTACCTTCCCCCATTCTATTCTTAGCCATACGCCAAATAGCTTTCACAATATTACCTTCTGTATAAGAGAGATTAAGAGCTTCAATAATATCATTGCATTCTGCGGTGTAAGGATCTATTTCTGGAGATGTAGGATTATCTACTTTAACTTTATAATAATCTGAACTACCGCCTGTTAGTTTTTTATTAGCCATAGTTATTCCTTTGGGTCATCCGGTAATTCCTGGTAGTAGGTTGGTGGCTGCGTTAACTTTCTGCCGAAAACAGTAATCCAAAGACTATAAAACTCTGACCAAATTACAACCAATTGACCGTAACCAGGGTCGTAAACTAATATATTTTTATCCTTCGGCGTATTATCATCAATCGGCATCCACTCGTTGAGTTCTTTGCATTCATTGATTAAGCCTTCCAGTAAAGCAACTTGCCCCTTTACCCACGTATCACTTGCCTTACTATTTGATAAGTTTAATAACTTCTGTAATCTTTCCTCACTTATTCCTCGCATTTGCGCTCCTCGTAGATTAAATTTAACTAATGAGGACTCCGAGTTACGCCAGAGCCACAGCATCTGTTGCATTTAACAAATGGTTTGGATCTGTCCCCGGATTTGTAGAAAATTTGAGCGTACATTGTCAAATTTAACTCATCAGCTTTGTTGTTATCAACAGGTAGATACCCTTCACCTTTGCATATACAGCACTTATATTGCATTTCATCTTGCTTGCTCATTTACTTAGCTCCTTCCATTTTTCATCGGTGTATGGTGTCCATTGAATTAGTTTAATGTCTTTAAGATAATAAAATAGCGAATGAGCATCAACTACATTTTTTGTGAAAAAGAATTTGTCCTTATCCACCCTGCGAAATATCGTCTTTTGCGCTTTGGGCGGCATCTCATCCGCGCAGTTAGTCCAGGTTATTTCATGAGTCATGATGAAATAGTTCCTCTACTCTTTGCATATTCAATATAGTGCGCAACACGTTTACGCTTTTCCTCATAAATTCTCCTTGCTTCATCAGGCTGAACAATAACCCCTAACTCCCTAAGCATATCCCGTACACACATTGCTTCAATGAATTCCTTTTCAATTTCTTTGGCGTTTGTAACAGTGCTTCCAGGTCTGCAGTCATCTTTCCCGAAACGTAGAGTTTTGCTTATAGCAAGCTGAACTTCTGCACATTCTTCTGCTAGTACAGTTAATAGATGCTCTTTAACATTCATAGTTCCTCCTTAAACTCAGTGAATGAATACTCTGCTCCTGGTATGTTCCAGTCTGGTGTATTGGTTTCATAAATAAACGGCCGCGCATGATTCTTACCTTCTTTAACCCAAACCGGCTGTCCAGTACGTGCCCACTGGCATATCATGTCGGCGTATGGGTGAGGATTGCAGATAAGGTAGTGAGTAGCCCCTATCGGGCATTTACTCCAATCAATGTAAACATCACCCCATGTATAGCCGTAATCATTTTTACAAATGAATCCGTTTTTGGCATTCTCCATCTCAGCAATCTGCTCTTCACTTCCGTCGTATTTAACCCATTGCGCTGTCATTGTTTGTCCTCTTATAAGTTAAGTCAGTACCTGATATTTTTCTACTCCCTTAAACTTACTCTGCTACTTCCAATTCAGCCCAGGTCATAGATTCAACATTAAATCTTTTTGGATTATCTGAGTCTTTGATATCAATGATATCCATTAAATACCCTGATTCAAGAGAACTGATATCTTCACTCATTACTTCTGCTGCTTTCTTAACTTGGCCATCTTCAAATATTAATATATACATTTTAAATCTCCTGTAGGGTTAGGATATTGCTATTGATAAGGTTGTTAATATATCAGGTACTAACAAGTTCTAGGAATTGTTTCTTGTTATGGCAAGGATTTATTCTGAATTAATAAAACTACAATTCCTAGACTTCTTAATACTAATATACATATAAATAAAAAGACCTGTTACTTTTATAGAGACTACAGGTCAAATCTAATTACTCTCTTTGCTGCCGGCGAAGCTAGATATTAATGCTGTACTACTGGATCACAATAAGTGATGTAACTTACCACTGTTGCTGAATCCCCTGAAACTCGCGGAACTTTAGTAGTTCGTGTAGTAGCTTCAGCTTCTTGGCATTTTTGCAGCGTGTAAAATTCACGTTGCCAAGTATCAGTACGCAGAGTTGCTGGACTGGTAGATGTGCTTGAGAAGAATGCAATCACTGTAAGTTGATGAGGATACATACTCCAATCAACTTCTGCCTTAGCTGGCAAAGTAAACAGCATTGATATGGCTACCATAATAAACATGAATAAACCTGAACAACCATTATATAACTTCATAATATTACTCCATTTAAAATTGACATACTTCCGGTATGTTAGCGGCTTTTACGACTTCTCATAAATAAGGCTTTAAATAAACTTCCCATAAATGCAGCTTGTAGTTCATTACGCATTTCTGATCTACTAAATTTCCTCTTTAATCTTCCAGCTTTGATAGCTTCTTTTTTTCTTTCTTCATAAGTACCTCGTTGTTTAGCTTGTCCCATGATTATCTCCCTGTAACTGAGGACTATTCCGATATCTATATCCCATACTTCTTACCTTCTCATCCCAGGACATAACATGTATTAATGCGGAAGCTGATCCCATTCCTGCATTAACAAGGAAGAAGTCAGGAGGTAATTGATGGCCATTAAACTTAAGCCATTTCTGTCTTAGACTCATTTGTAACTCCTAATAATCAATCCCAATTCAGTGCGTGGGTTCCTTGATAAATATTATTCATAGCTAGCACAAGGTACTTAGCTGCGTGTATAGCATCAGCCAGCGGTGTATGAATAATACCGTTAAACTTAACCGAATCTTTATCTTCTTGACTTACGAATCGGTGAAGAGTATCCATGCAAGCTGTTTGATTATGTTTCCAAGGTATAGGCGTTCTTAACTTAGAAAAAGCATTAGTAATAATTGGGATATCAAATGCACTTGGATCGCCGTAAACTAAGAAATTATCTTTAGGGCATTGTTTAATTACATAAAGAATATCATCGAGAATCTGCCCTAAGTTATCATATTCTCCTCTATCTTCCAGATAATGTCTTGCCATCTCTTGACTTGGAGCCATCCACCAATCAACTGTACCTTGTTCCACTTCGTAATTACCAAAGCGAGAATCCTTAGTAGGATCATTGAATGTATCAGAGAGTATGTATTCCCTTGCGAATTGTACTTTTAAAGAAGGATCAAGAATCACTACACCAACCGCAAAAATTGCCGCTCTTAAATTAAGAGCAAATGTTTCCAAGTCAATAATGACATGATGAGTATTGAATGGATTAATTACTTTTCTACCTTTATGATCTACTGACATTTTAATTATTTCCTTTGGATTAATTTATACTAACTTACATTCTTTGTTTTAGTAACTCTTTAATCTTCTGCTCAGGTGGAATAAAGTTAGGCCCCTTTTGGAACTTATCATTTTCATCCTTAATAGGTTTACCATCTTCTCCTAACTTAGTCATGTTAGAAGCCATGATTATTTCTAATACTTCCATGATAGGAATGCCATTACGAATTGCTTCACTTGTGATATAAACTATCATATCACCATACCAGTCAGCTAGCTGGGTAAGAGCTTCTAACCTACCTTCCTCACTAAAGGCAAACTGACCTTGTAGAGTAAAAAGCATTTCATCACCTTCACTTAATTCTTTCCTCATGATATCAAGAAACTGCTGAGTTCTTATTGCCTGATTAGCTAAAAGACTTGGTGAGTTAGCTACAGGTAATTCATAAGTCTCATTCATCTTCTTAACTGAATCAAAGAACTTATCCCATTTATCAACTTGATTAGGTTCATATGTAGAGCAATCATGCTCTCTATGTGCTGGAGGTATATCTAATAAACTAGAACTTTCTTGGTCCTCTTCAAGTTTATGCGCTACTAAATTACTAAAAATACCTCTCGCTTTATAAGCTCCTTCTATCTTCGCGTGCTCTGCCTTGGATAGTACTTCAAGTATAAGTACCATAGTAAGGGACGATAAACTTATTTGGTGTATTTTACCTATTGACATTTCTTTCTCCTGTTGTTTATGTGAAGCTGGTGAAACTGTAAAAGGACTTTCTAATATTATATTATTAGCTTCTTCTAAGAGCTTTAAATGATTTTCAACTTCTGTTTGCTTAAATAGATACATCTTTTCTCTCCTCTTCCGTAAGTATATTCAAATCTACTTCCTTACCAGTAATCTTAAGATACTTACTATTAGCTACAAACTTATGATCCACTGCTGTTACTCGCCCCGCATAGATCAACTTACTCATTATACTTCTCAGATCATCAGGCTTTGCAAGATCATTATATACATGTGCCCAAATTGCCTTCATATCTAAGAGAGGTACAGGCGACTCTTCAAGAAGAGATACAATCTTATTAGTGATATCTGAATCCGCTGACTTACCAAATTCTCCAAGGGCTGATGGCATTAGATGTTCTGCATAGGTGAGAATAGTATTTGCCTTAAGTACATCCTCTTCACTAATAGATACTTCTAATCTACACACGGCATGAATGATAGAGAGCTTGATAAGATGAGTTAACCTTCTATTAGAATAAGATTCAAATCTAGCATCATGAATAGGTGGATGATGATGGTATATCTTATCTAATAACTTATAAGCTGCTGGTGCAAGCTCCATTGCTACGCCCTTATTTTGCTTCATAACTTGCATAGCATCTAGGATAATCTTACGTATCTCAATATCCGGCGCGGGCGGAATAGTCAATCTTGTACCTGTTTTCTTCCCTCCTATTATAAGAAGCCTTGAGAAAATACCTTGACCAATTGCTTCAATAGGAAAACCTAGTGAGAAACTCTGGGCTGTGTTCCCTGATAGGATAGAGATAGTAGGGTTATTAATATACGCTGACTTGGAGTTCTTAACCTTATTTTCATACACGCCATTATAATCCCACAGATCACCTAACAGGGAAAGGAATTCTATATTACCATTACCTACAAATACATTGAACTCATCAGCAGCTATAAGTATCTCTGAATCTTCATCAGGATTTATGCCGAATATATTCCTACTAACTAAAGCATTCTCATCTACAGGAGTTTCTAAATCTTCACCTGCTAAGTCAAGAAGAAACTTTTCTTTCGATGTTTTATTGGCTGCAATATTATTATATCCTGCTTCTCGTAATAGCTTAACTGCCGTTTTAATTGCCGTTGTCTTTCTGGCGCCAGCATTCCCAAGAAGCATCACATACATATTGCAGTTAATTCTTCCATCCCCAAAAGGGAGATAGTAACCTCTACCTAGCCAAGCTCCTATCATGGTTAGAAAACTCCAACGGTGATATATAATTGGAGCTTCTGTCTTACCTATCATGGCTAGATACAGTGAGAATAAATCTTCATCCTGGGTTAACATACATTTTAATTACCTTTTATTTTGAAGACCGGTGATTATGATATCTATTAGGAGGCCTAATAATACCCCCACAATTAATCCCCACATAGCAGTCTCGTCACACATATTAATTATCCTTACTTAATCTCCAGCTTATCAAAAAAGCTATATAATCTCCTAACATATAAACTGAGGTTGTAATTCCTATAGCACTGGAGAAAGTCATTTTAAAGTCCGGCTGACTTATCCAATATACCCAATAAGTAATTAAAATAAAGTTAATTACTTGAAATAAAATAGCTTGGTTCTTGTTCATATTAATTATCCTCTGGATGAGTAAATAAAGAATCCCAAAGCCAACCAAGGATTGCACCTATTATAGCAATGGATATTAATACACTTAAAAAATCTTCTGGCTCTATGCACATCTAAATCTCTCCCCAATTAAGTGCGCCCTTACCATCATTACCAGCCTTGATAGCTGCGGGCACTGTGAATGTTCTTACCTTACCATCATACCCTTTAATAGTTACTGGTATCTCCATTCTCTTTCTTACCTCTTCACAAAGATACTCATGACCTTCTCTGAAAAGAAATAAGATTGAATCATGAATCTGCGCAAGTAATCTAAAGTTAGGTGCTATCTCAGGATTAATTGCCATCTCATAAAAGATAACCATAAATGCTCTATTAAGTGTCTGAGCATTAAGACTCTGTGCAACATGTGCTACATAAGCATTCTTATTTCTCTTATTCTTTACTGGATCACCAAAACAATATCTTACTAAACCTTGTGCAGATGCTTGATACTTAGCATCATGCGTAGCACGCGAAGTAATCATTCTAGTTCTCATTACCTCAGAGACAACACCAGGATAAAATATCTTACTTAGCCCAGGATAAGTTTTATGAAATCTATTTTCAAGAAGTTCCTCAGCTATCTGAGTAGCTGTCCAGAATCTAGGTAAGTTAAGAAGTCTACCTGCTTTATATACCTTCTCTTCACCCATCGTAGCCACTAGAACATTAGCACCCATAAGATAATTAGCACCATGATTCACTCTCTTCCCTAAGTCTCTTCTCTCTTTATCTATTACCTTCCCAGTTTTAGGATCAATAATATCTTCATAAGCACAGCCGAAGAAGCTAGCTGCATTAAGAGAATGAAAATCTCTCTCACCTGAGACTGCCGCTATTAACCTCTCCTCTCCGGCGGCATAAGCTGTATCCCTAGATTCTGCCTGCTCAAGATCACACTCAGCTATTCTCCAACCTGAAGGTGCAATCAATGTAGACTTAACAGTATCCCCATCACGTGGTATATTTTGTATCTGCAATCCACACCAGAAGTGATGTTCTTTAGAAGCTAATCTTGTAGTATCTGTACCATGAGGATTAAGAGCATAAAGAACTTTACCTTTAAACTCTTTACCTTCTGTGATATAGGTACTTAATAATTTCTTAGCTTCCTGTATCTCAAGAATTTTATTTACCAATCTTGATAAGAGTGGATGTCTGTAAGCTGCCTTAAGTAAGGACTTCTCATCAGTGCTTTTTTCTGCTATATCTGCACAACCAAAGATACTTAATAGCTTCTTCTTCTGTTTAGGACTAGCTGAATTAAACACTTGACCTTCTGGAAAGTTTAAACACTTACTTAATTCAAGTGTAGCATCATAGCCTACTTTATTCCATTCTTCATTCACCTTTTTAAGTCTAGGAATATCACGATCAATTCCAGTAAGCTCACATAATACAGCAGGAAAATTAAGAGGGAATTCATTCTTATAATTTTCTATTGCCCACTGCGGCATTTCATTTAATGCACTTAGCGCGGCCATGAGAGTAGCCCAAGTATCTTTAGCATTATAAAGAAGTTGATCTTGCATATCTCCTGACTTAGATAAGTCTTTCCAGAATGCTGCTTCACGCACAAAGAAAGCTTGAAGGAATCCTAAGTTCTTTGGTAACTCAGAATACCAACAATGGAATAGATTGACTGTGTCTAAGAAATAATTATACAGTGGACAGTTATACATCATGAGATAGTTAATATCATACTTCCCATTTTGTAATACTTTGAGTGCTGGCAGCGCATTGAATCTAGCCATCCACTCTACATCAACCATAGATTCTATCTTAAATACTATACTATATGCTTTATACTTATTACCTTCTAAGAATAATCCAGTATAAGCGATACTTTTAATATAAGGTACAGGCTCTTTACCAGTCTCAATATCCACTGAGGTTATAAGAGAGGATTTAAATAACTCTAAAGTTGTCTCTCTCTTACTATCTAAAATAGCCCACTCAAACTTAGGAAACTTAAGCCACTTTTCTGGGGTAGCTAACTTAGATATAAATCTTTGCGCCAGAAACTTCCCATAGGTAAAGGTAATTAAATGAGCAAGCGGACGCAGAACTACATACTCTATCTCACCGTACTTAAAATAACTTCCAGCATAATCATTAATTGATGCTTCCGATGCAGATACTTTAGCACCTACTAACTTCTGTAAGAATGCGTGAGAAGTTACTAATACTCCTGAATATCCTTTAGCTTTACAGATAGCATTTACTTCAAAGAAAGTAGAAGGTACTGCAAGAGTCTGATGAATCACTAAGCCTGGAAAAGATTCCGCTACTAATTTAAGAGTAGGAAAGTAAGGTACATCAGCATGACTTGCTATTAGTAAGAGTTTCATTCTCACAATCCTAAGTATGTCGCTTCGTAATCAGCCTTTTGCTCTTCAGTGAAAAGATCATTAGAGTACATGTAAGTAAAAGCCAATTCACTCTCAGTTGAATTAAGATTCTCTTGGCCAAGTTCACATAATTTTTTGTAAGCATTGTGTCTTAACTCTTCTATTGATAAGTTACTTGCTGTACTTGACTTAATTACACTCTTAGAACCTGAAGTAGAGCTTGCTGTGAATGCAGGCTTAACAAGATTATTTTGAATCTTAACTAACTGAACTCTTATCGCCGCTACTATCTTAAGCATCATAGGATTAGTGGAGATAGATAGCTCTTTCTCAAGCTCTATTAACTCTTCTTCTGTGAGAGTAAGTCTATACTTTGGAATCATATTATGTACCTTTGTGAATCTAATTAACAAGTTGAGACGAATAGATGGCTAGAGCGGCTAGCTTCCCTTAACACGCAGATCTCAGATCCCATACGTGAGCTATTCATCTCACTTCTTAACTCTCCGTATCGCCGGAGAAACGCGACCGCTTAGAGTATATGCGGTGCCATCGTAACGTCATGGCTCTACCCTAACGTACTACTAACTAAGACTTACTTACTACCTATTTTCAATCCACCTAATTTAGGTGTTTCCGCAGGAGTTTCTTGAGTAGGTGCTTCAGCTTCAACAGCTTCTGGTGCCGCAGCCGATGCAGTGTAATCACCGAAAGTAACATCTACCAAGTTGGTATATTTGCGGTCTTTATCTTTCTTACTTTGCACCTGTTTGGTAACAAAGTTAGCTTCGATATTCTGCAACTCAGCAATCAATGAAGAGATAGGAGCTTTGAGATATTCCTCAGAGGTGATATCAACACCATTCTGTTCCATGATTGAGTTCATGATAGCCTTGTAACTACCTTGGCCAAACTCATTACCAGAGCCATAAATGATAGTTACCTTGTCACCAGCCGCAGCAGGTACATCTTTAGAAGGATCGGAGAGTTCCAAAGTTTCGATAACTTCCAGATCAATAGTCCAGGCTAAATTACCGCCTAAACTTTTTGCTCCGAAGCTTGCTTTACAACGATGCACACCGTCAGGTAACTGAGTAAATTCCGGCATATCTGCTAAGTCACCAATTGCCGTTTGATCCATTAGAGCATTGATTTCATCTTGAGTAAGTTCACGTTGATTATCTTGTGACATTTTAATTTCCTTTAATTTAAGATTGACATTTACAGTTAAGTTACTTTTAGATTAATAGATATATTACATGCTACTTATTCAAAGCATCTATCAGACTTTAAATCCTTATAAATTATTTCTTCCCTAATTTAAGACCGCCTAACTTTCCAGCAGCTTGCTGATTACTCGAAGGTAATGCTACTTTAGGAGCTTGACTTACGTTACCTACCTTACCCTTAGTCTCTACAATATTACCTTCCATATACTCTTTAAAGATAGGTATCAATGAAGGTTCTGGTAAATCTTCAATTGCTTGCCCTGATCTACTTCCCGTGACAAACATATTACTTGCTGTTGACTTTGAGTACGCCTTATGTTGCCGATTAACTACCTCAGTGAAGATAACTGTAGAGAACTTAGCCATGATATTCTGACTCATATCTTTAGAGCCATATTGAGGTACTAACTTAGTTCTCTTATCTTCCATCGCTACTTCTACTGGGGTAGCTGTAACTATTAGATTAAATGGAGAACCTTGCATCTGACTAGCACCATATTCAGAGTATCTCCTAACTTCACCCCAATCATCCCTTTCAGGCTTATAATCAAAATCCTTATCTTTAAGTACATAAGCTAGTTGAGATAAACCAAACTGAGTAAGGGAGTCAATTACAACTATATCTTTCCTAGGATCAAGATTAGTAAGATCAACTTTCTGAATCACTCCACTTGTACGACATGCAGGACAGTTAATTAACCCATGCTTAAGGCATATGTCAGCCTTTCTAAATTTAAGAAGATTAAGTAACGTATTACAAGCCACTGGATTAGATGCACTATCAGGTATTCTAATGATATCAATATTACGCTTATATTCATCAGGGAGCTTAACTAATGTTTCAGTGGCATTCTCAAGATCAATCCAGATCATATGATAGTCTTTAGCTAGAGTAGCTGCTAATGTTGACTTACCACTTTTAGACATTCCATATATAAGAAGTCTCATGATTGTAAAATTCTCTTGATATTCCATTAATGGTATCATGTAGTTTGTCCTATTAAGGTAAGTTGATTAGAGATAATATCTTCTAATTTAAGCTGTATTTGATACTGAGATAACTCTTCTTCCAGTTTCTTTTCTTGAGATTTAGTAATTGGTTTAATTAATAACTTATCTGATAAGTTACATATACCATAATACTTGCATTCCCCAAACATACCTTTGCAAGCTGAACCTTCTTTAGGGAAGTAATTCATAGACTCATAAAGTTCTAAGGTTTTCCGCGCTAGAATTACTGTTTGTATCCACTCAGCTTTAAGCAGTGCTGACTTATGCATTGGCATCTGTAACCATTCCTGAGTCTCCGTTCTATATATCAGATATAAAATATCAAAGGAATTAAGTCCAGGCATTATATAATCCAAAACTACAGCATATCCAAGGGCTTGAGTTGAGTTACCAAAGTCAGCTTGAGTTATTGACTTAGCAGAACTTGTCTTAAGTTCAATAACCATTACTTTCTTAGTTACTCTATGTTGTACTACTAAGTCAATAAATCCACGATCATTAAAGTCATCGCCAAGGTCAATAAGATAACTTAACTCAACTGCAGGCTTCCCTTGCCAATAATATAATTCCCAATCAGAAAGTAAGCCAGCTTCACGCAGGTCAATTAACTTTCTCACAGCGTGTATTGCATACCATAATGACTTAGTATGTTTAGTGGAGTCTATTAGAATAGGTACTTCCCAATTCAAAAACAGTTTCCAAATTATCTCATCAATTTGCGCCCCTTGCCAGACTAATTGCACACCTAATCCTACAGCGTGCCCAAAAGACATTGTTATCTCTGAATTAGTATCCTCAAATTCATTACTAGCAACACCTAACTTTGAGAGTTGATAGCGTCTAGGGCATTTAGTAAGTGATGAGCGAGAAGAATAACTTATCTGTTTAAGTCTTTTATCCATTATTATGTTCTCTAGTTACTTCATTCCAATATTGTAATAGCTGGCTAATATCTACTCTTAAGGCATTAGTGAGAGTAATTAATAAGTAGTTTCTCTGATACTCTTGAACTGATATCTTCTTATACTTAGCTAACTCAGTGGTATCAATCGGTTCTAAGTTTCTAACTAGCAATCTAACCATTCCAGCATGAAACAATCTACGCTCACTTAATTTATTAATTAATACTAACAAAGCCCATAATGGATACTTGCTCATGATTAAACATCGTCGACAGTTAGTACTTTCTTCTTACTTGCTCTTGGTTTTGTAATACCTTCACTTATCTTAACATTAGCATGAATTTCCGCGCCTTGCACAATCACTGCTATTTCTTCCGGCTTGAGTATCGTCACACAATCCGGTGTATCTTTTAATTGTTTCCAGATTGTAGAGAGTAATTGTGGCATGTTAGGATGAACTTCGTGGATTGCAACTCTAAGTGATTCTATATTATTTAAAATGCGGCCTATGTCAGAATCATTAATAGTAGGTATTGCAACTTGACTGGTTTTAGCTAATTGAGAATCAGAAGGCGAATGAGATTGATTCGCATTTACTGTTATTGGTACAGATAATTTCTTGGGAAGGTTAATCTTAACCTGTTGATTTGTTTGAGTTATTGAATCATTTATGCACTGAGCTACTGTAGGATTTTCTGTAGTTTTATTCTGAGTGCCTAACTTTGCCGCTATTTTATCTCGTAACGATATCATCTTAATTAACTCCAATTTTGCGCGCTATCCAGTCACTTATTACAATCTCATTCGGATGAATTTCATCAATATGGCTGTAAGGAATCCATTCAACTTGTTTAAGTTTAGTATGGGGTGAAATAAATTCCCATTGGATAGCCTTAGCTGAATTGCTTAATTGCGTACCTTTTAATCTTACTTGAAAATGTCGATTGCTCATCAGACAGTATCCTTTCCGTTAATCTCTACAAGTCTTAATGTCAATAATTTGCCATGATCTGCTATCGTAGCTTGTATCTGATACCTTTTACCTGATGTTTGCCGATGTGCTTTGAAAAGTTTATCTAAGTCTTTTCTTTTTCTTACTGCTTTGGCTACTCGCGCGGCTGTTAAGGAATCCGATGTTTGAATCATTATTTTCCTGTGCTCTCGGAGAGATTGCCATAGATGCAGATACATGCTTATTCGCGTATTCATTCTTATCTCTACTTCTTTTTATTCACTAGACTACTATTTTTGTATATGTCCTTAACCCTTCCAGTCACTTTCATGACATGTTCAAGACTATACTGTATTCTTCTTAATGTCCTTAATTCCTCAGGTGTTAGATGTTCTTCTTCATTCTCTGAATGAAAAGCATCGGATATATAACTATCAATCTTACGGATTGTAATTTCTAAATGGGAATGAATGCCGCCTATGAGAAATAAGATTTGTCCTTTAACCCTATTCAATGCTTTGCTTGGCTTTTTCTTTTTAGTTAGATTAATCATCAATCATTACCCCATTTAACATAATGTAGAATTAAAGACAAAAAAAGAGGTAGATACTTTGCAGACGGGAGGGAGTCCCAGTATCTACCCCTAAGCCAGTTATTCACTGGCAATCGAGAAGTGGTCTTACAATTTACAGCTAAGGTGTTACTTACTTCAAAAAACAGGATTAAACCAAGTCAGCCAGTTTCGCTTCATCAAATTCAAGGAAAGTAGTGATCTTCGTTTCCAATGCTTTGATGCATTCAGCATAGTTTTCAGCGTTTGGGGCTTTTTCAGCATACAAGGCCAAACGGGCATACAAGGCATTGAGAATTGGCTTGTTCGTTTTATCCTGTGC